GGCCGGTTCAGGACCAGAAAAACTGCGGCGGCTACCTTCGTCACGTATCGTCTGGCGTAAATCAACGGGGCCTAGTTCATGCTAGGCCCCTATCTTGTGGAGGAAAAATGGACTATCCGAGAAACGTCTACATCGTACCTGGAGAGCTTCGCCTTGCTGGGGGTGGTACTTATGGGCTTGAGTCGGTGAAGACCAAAGAAGCGCATGAGGCGGCTTTGAAGAAGGGGTATTTCGACACTATCCCGGAGGCGGTAGATGCCTTTGAGGCTGTTGAGGTTACGCTGGAAGACAACAAGCCCCGACGCGGCCGCCCTCCTAAGGTAGATTGAAATGCCACTCAAGAAAGGGTCAAACAAGAAGACCATGGATAAAAATTTCCATGAACTCAAGAAAAAGCATCCCGGAATGCCCAATAAACAGCGGATTGCTATCGTGATGAATGAAGCCGGAAAATCCAAGCCCAAAAAGAAGGCAAAGAAATGAAGAAGGGAACCAAGAAAGGCCCAAAAAAGGGCGGGAAGGGTTGCTAGATGGGGTATTCCAAGCGTCAGTTTGTTGAGGGGGCGGCTGAAGAAATCGGCATGGCTCAATATATCTTTGATAGTCCCCCCGAAGTACTGAACGCTTGGGGGTTCCGCCTCGATGCCATGATGGCCGAGTGGAATGGAATGGGGATTCGTCTGGGATATCCGATTTCCCAAAGCCCCACCGATTTCGATCTTGATCAAATCACCATTGTTCCCAACTGGGCCAACTTGGGAATTATCTGCAATCTTGCCCTTCAGATCGCGGCGATGCAGGGCAAGACCGTTGCGCCTGAAACCAAGGCCAATGCTTCAAAAGGTTACAACACCATCGTCAGCCGTTCGGCCATGCCCCCGCAAATGCAATTGCCCGGAACGATGCCCGCTGGTGCTGGGAATAGGCTCTGGGGGTATGGATTTGGATGGAACTACGTTCGTCCTCCGGTGAATCAAAATGTTCCGCTTCCCGAAGATGACGTAACGTTCTCGAATTAAAAGGAGTTTAATAATGCCAGAAGGTCCGTTGACAAGAGCTACTGCAATCACCGCTGCCGATGGCATTGTTCTCTACTCCTCTAGTAACATCGGTTTTTATTATCTGCCAACTTCATTGTTGGTGGATTACCTCAACACGGCTTTGACCTTTCCAGAAAGCTTCGTCACCCAGTATTTTTCCCCTTCAGCCACCGGGTTCTCTGTCTCAATTGGGTTGACTGGTGTAGCTGTTGACCGTGATATCCATCTTCTGTTGACCCCTCTGGCCGGGTATGCGGCTGGAACCATCGTCCTGCCGTTGGCTCAGACTTGCCGGGATGGTCAAAGACTCCTTGTGAACTGCACCCAGGCCGTCACCACACTGACAACCTCTCTCAACGGCGCGGCTGGGGCTGTAGGAGTTCCTACCACGCTTGCCGCTAATGACTTCTTTACTTTGCAATACGACGCACCGTCTACCAACTGGTACCGGGTCGGATAGGAGCGACTATGTTTGTTTTTTCTTTCAACCCTCATCAGGGAACAACTCAGCTTATTACAACGGGTGCCGCCTCTGTGCCCATTGTGCTTGACGGACGGGATAAATGTATCCGGGTGGTGAACTATGGGGCTACCAACGCCGCTTATGTCCGGTTCGGAGTCGGTGTACCGGTGGCCACGGCGGCTGACTTGGTGGTCAGGGCGAATAGTGAGATCATTCTGTATTGCGGAGAGGGAACCACGGGGTTTGCCGCATTGCAACTCACGGGCGCAACGACTCTTGCTGTTTCAACGGGTACGGATGGGTCCTGATGCAGATTCCGATCTTGTCAGGAATCTACACTGACGAAGCCGCAGACTTCCGGGTAGCTTATCCGGTCAACCTCATGCCCGTCATCTTGGATAGCGGTATTTCCAAGGGGTATCTGCGACCTGCTGACGGAATTGTACAGAATGGCACCGGACCTGGGATTTCGCGTGGCGGTATCAACTGGGGAAACGTCATCTACCGGGTGATGGGAACAAAGCTTGTCAGTATTGCCCAGGATGGTACCGTGACCACTCTTGCCGATGTCGGAGGAAGTGGACAGGCCGTGCTTGACTATTCCTTTGACCGGCTGGCGATCATGTCTGGTGGCAATCTGTTCTACTGGGATGGGACTGTATTGACTCAGGTGACGGACCCTGACCTTGGCGTATGTATTGATTTCGTGTGGGTGGATGGGTATTTCCTATCCACTGACGGAGAGTTTATTGTCGTGACCGATATCAACAATCCACTCTCGGTCAATCCTCTTAATTACGCCTCTTCTGAAATTGATCCTGATCCAATCGAGTCCGTGATTAAACTGCGGAACGAGATCTATGCTGTAAACCGATACACCATTGAAGTGTTTCATAACGTCGGTGGCAATGGATTTCCTTTCCAGAGGATTACTGGCGCCCAGATCCAGAAAGGGGCGCTGGGAACATTTTGTGCTTGTGTGTTCAACGATTCTGCCATTGCGTTCATCGGGAGCGGTCGAAACGAATCTCCTGGAATCTACCTTGGCGCGAATGCTTCGGTTCAAAAGATTTCTACCAGGGAAATTGATGAGCTTTTGGCTACTTTTTCGGAGTCTCAATTGTCGACGGCGCTACTTGAGACTAGGAACGCAAAAAATCAGGTGCATCTATGGGTTCATCTTCCTGACCGTACCATGGTATTCGACTATATGGCCTCCCAAGTGGCCGGGAATCCCGTATGGTTTACTCTGATCTCTGGAGTTGAGGGCATGGCCACCTATCGAGCCAAGGATTTGACCTGGTGCTATGACCGCTGGAATGTGGGTGATGTCTCAACTGAGAAGGTGGGCGTTCTTAGTGACCTGATATCGTCGCAATGGAACGAGATTACTAGGTGGGAGTTTGGCACCTCCATTGTCTACAACGAAAGCAGGGGAGCGATATTTTTTGAGCTTGAATTGGTGTGCTTGAGTGGCAGGACGGCTTTCGGGCAAGATCCTAGAATTGCCACTTCCTATTCAGAAGATGGGGAGACTTGGAGTCAGGACAAGTTCATTCGCTCTGGTAAACAGGGTGAACGAAATAGGCGATTGGTTTGGTCCGGTCAAGGTGCTATGGAAACATGGCGGGCTCAGAGATTCAGAGGGGACAGTCAGTCTTTTCTGACCTTTGCGCGTTTGGAGGCTCATATTGAGCCATTGGCGGTATGAGATGAAAAATGAGATAACACTCACAAAGGAACATCTGAGAGTCTACGCTCTAGAACAGGAACTAAAACAGCTTCCACAAGCTCCGATGCCCGTGGAGCACGATTTTATCCCCGGAGTCTACGCTAGAACCATGTATCTCCTGGCTGGAACTTGTTTGACCGGGGAGATTCATAGGATGGAGTCTTTCTTCTTGATGCGCTCTGGTATTTTGGCTGTCACGGTGGATGGCGGACAGAAGCTTTTAGGCCCGGGTGAAATGCTCAAGTCTACTCCTGGTTCTAAACGGGCTGGTTTGGCTTTTACGGATTGCGTATTGACGGAGTTTATGCACAATCTCGAGGGGTTAACCGATCCCGATGAGATTAAAAACTATTACACCATTCCTGAGCCTGAAAACATGATTGAACATCTGGACAAAAACAGATTGGAGGCTGGAAAATGAGTTTTGGTATCGCATCAGCTGTTGTCTCGGTTTTCGCGGCGAACCAACAGGCCCAGGCCGCCCAGGCGGCATCGGAAGCTCAGCAACAGGCCGCGCAAGCTGGACTATCGATTCAGCAACAACAGCTTGACCAACAGAACCAACGTTACGAGAACATGCAGAAGCTTCTCGCTCCTTATGTCCAGGCTGGTACTGGGGCTTTGTCAGGACAGCAGGATTTGTCTGGCCTTAATGGACCCGAGGCCCAGCAAAAGGCTGTTGATGCTCTGCAGAACTCTCCTCAGTTCGAGGCATTGGCCAAGCAGGGTGAAAACGGGATTCTTCAAAACGCTTCTGCTACTGGTGGATTGCGTGGTGGTAACGTTCAAGGGGCCTTGGCCAACTTCAGACCTGCCATGCTTAACGATTTGATTAACCAACGATACTCCCAATATGCGGGGCTGTCTTCTCTCGGTCAGAACTCTGCGGCTGGGATTGGTAATCTGGGAGCTCAATATTCTGGTCTTGGTCAGCAGAATGCCAATAGTGCCGCTGGACTTCTCCAACAGCAGGGACAGGCCCAGGCTGGTGGGGCACTTGCTCAGGGACAGTATGCTCAAGGTCTGGCCAACATCTTTACCAATTGGGCCGGGTCAACTCAGAATCAAGCTTCTCAGGCACTTCCTTTCTTGATGTAAGGGATAAGGGGTAAATATGGCAGATCCAATCGATTATGGTGCAGGATTCAGGGCGCTTCCCAATCCTATGGAAACCTTCGTTCGCAATGTATCCATGGGCAATGGGCAGATTGCGAACATGCAAAAGGCTATCACTGACAAGCAAGCCGCCGAACAGGCCGCTAGATTGGCTCAGGAGAAGGCTCAGATGGAGGCTGATCGACAGGCTAAGATTGAAGAGGCCAGGCAGAAAGTGATCCAGCCAAATGCCAGCGCCGAAGACAGGGTGAACTATCTTTCCCTTATCAGCCCGGAACAGGCCAACGCCATGAGAGCGGCTATTGATCAGCAGGACAAAACCGTGGCCAGCAATAGCGCTATCGGGGCCGGTCGGGTGGTGGCTTCGATCAAGAACGGTAAACTCGATTTCGCAAAACAGCAATTACAGGATCGGGCGACGGCCTTGAGGAATGAGAATAACGAAGACTCAGCCAAGTTCATTGAATCGGTGCTGATTCCAGGATTGGACGTTAGTCCGGAGATGGTTGCTGGAACACTTCAGGATCAGATCGCGTTCGCTCCCAACGGGAAAGAGATTACTGAGAGTATCAATGCGATTGCTACGAAAAATAGGGCTGAAACTTCACTTCCTCATGACATCAATCTTACGGACGCCAAAGCCGCAGAAGCTTGATTCTGAGTTGACCCGGCCCAATTGGTAAAGATGTTGGCCAGACCTTTAGCATACTGTCCCTGAGCAAGTGCCCCACCAGCCTGGGCCTGTCCCTGCTGTTGGAGAAGTCCAGCGGCACTATTGGCATTCTGCTGACCAAGA